CACGACGGTTCAAAATCAGCTGATAAGCCGCCGCTTGTGTAGCAGGAGCCGCAGAGTTAAGTTCGTCTAAGAACAAAATTGCGGTACTATTTGGATCGCTTGGAAGTTCAATAGGGGGAGCCCAGGTCATAGAATTTGACTGGCCGTTGTAATATGGAATACCTTTAATGTCTGTAGGTTCCCACAAGCTCAAACGAACGTCAATAACTTCGCGTTCTTGTTCTGCACCAATTTGATGCACGATATCGCTCTTACCAATCCCGGGAGGGCCCCACATGAACACAGGGCGGTTAACCTTCATACACTTGCGGATAGCCGCTTTTGCTTCATTAGGACTTTGTGTGCGGTTTGCACTGATCTCACCTTTTGCCATTTGTATAACCTTTCAAAATAAAAACAAATGTAATTTACTACGCTCTATGTATATATTATACGGCCGGCGGCAAAGAAAGTCAACACATTTTGGATAAACCGATCCGTTGTATTTTTACAACAGATGTTTTGCTTCGTTAGAGCTCCATCCAAATTTATGGACGTCTCCGGAGAATAGTATTAATTGGAAAGCAGTTTTTTCTTTGAAAACTACAATAGCATCTGGCATAAGGAAATATGGACAGTCGATGAACCTATCCATCCAGATGGTAGTTTGGGAAGTTATTTGGAATTCTTCGTCTTTAGGGAAATCTATCTTGTAGTCTTTATACCCTAGGACATCTCTTAGATATTTGTATCCGTCGAAGGTCAATCTCCAACCTCCTACTTTTTTCTCTCTAGTATTAAACCAAACAGTTTTGTGGAATTGTTCGAAGTTGATATCTTCTGATTTTTCACCTAGCTCGTTATATAACTTTCGGCTAAGATCTTTTTTGGTAATCATTCTTTGATGAGCTCACCTGTGGTCAGCTTGAATACACCAAAGTCCTCGCATTGAAATAGTTTGTTTAATTTTTCTGCGAGATTGAACGCATGTCCAGAATTGGAAAAACTTACCTTTTTATATTTTGGCCCTAACTGTTGTGCCACTAAACTTGTGGTTTTTAAATTAACAGGCTTACCTTGATAAAAAACAGCCCAGATGGCATCAGCTTCAAGAACTTGTTCCGTCTTGTAGTTTTTCTTGTTTGTTATCTCTAATAATACTTTAGGCTTAGGTCTAGACATAATAAGTGCGTCTCCAAATATACGCACTTATTTATTATAATAGTACTTAAAACGTTCCGCCGTCCATTGATACTTGTGTATCGGGTTGATTTTGCATAGCGGCCTGTAAGATAGTATCTAACTCACCGCTAATACGTGTCATTACTACCGCTAGACTATTTGCTAACTCTGTGGCTTCTAAAATGTCTAAAGTGACTATTCTTTGGCCTGATTTGGCCGCAATACGGGCCTTATCGAGGTAGTTTTCAATAGGTATCGTGTTTAATTGCTTCATGATGTAGTTTTGCCTATAGTACTCAATACTTGACGCATTTCAAGTTCTGTTTTAAACGGACCTTGATGAGCATATCGTTCTAAAGTAATCAGCTTTGGGCAGAAACTTTTAACCCAACCCTTACGGAATTTGATCACATAATAACCGGCGCAATATTGGCTTTTGCTTTTATCGCTCTTTGAATAAATTGGTAATTTTCGCTGTACATCATATACAGGATTAAATGGCTTGCTTGAACAAGGGAACTCGTAAATGTGGTATTCTTGTTCTTTCACTTCTTTAGCTGTTTTTTCTTTCTTTAGTTGTTCTTCGGTGATTGAAATTCCAAACAAAGTTTTAAAAACTGCAAGGTCTGCAAGGTCAACTTTTTGCCCCTTGCGCATGAATGAATAACCTTTTTTCTCTTTAGTAAGGGTTCCTAATTTTTCGCCCTCTACTTCCAATAACCAAAACTTGCCATCAACGATCGGCTTAGTTGTTGCGTCTATCATTTTTGTCTCCTTATGACATGTATCTTGCATTAAGCGGCTCGGCATAGCTCTGTGCCTGATCAGTAACTTTTACTAGATCATATTGGCCACAGAATTTGATAAATCTAATTCCGACCTGCGATACATTTTTTTCTTTAGCTATTTCTTCTTTAATAGCTTCCTTAATAATCGATTTGATATCTTCTGGCTGACTTGTCAAATCGCATAACTGCACATTGCGGATATAATCATCTAACACGCGATGCTCCTTACCTTCGTGGTCAGTCCAACGTTGCAACATTAGATTGTTCCAATTGTATCCTTTGGAGTCTCTGTCAGCAAATGCTTCTCTGAGTCCAACTTTGTTCTTAGTACCTTTTTCGCGTACTCCTGGGAAAGCAGAAAAGATGTTGTCGGAGGTGTCTCCTCGCATACATTTTTCAAATAAGAGCCATTCGGGGTCTGGAGCAGACTTGGCAACTTTTGTTTTTTTGTCAATAACATGTTTTCCCTTTTCATCAAAATAACCTTCGTGCGTAGTAGTAACACCGCTTACGCCATTATATTGTTTTACATTAGGAGCGATTAGCTGTGCAAAATCGCCGTCTGTTGAAATGATAACGTGGTTATCGTTTGGATGTGATTGGATCCAGCCTGCAATTAAATCGTCCGCTTCTAATTGCTTATGCTGTAGTACTGTACAGTTAGTCTTCTCGTGCAAGAAATCTTTAAAGTCATCAAATGTTTCCCAGAATACTTTATCTTCTTCTGCGTCTTTTGGACTTAATGCATCTCTTGCAACTTGTCGATTACGTTTGTAGGGCTCGTAATAGTCCTTACGCCATGAGCGACCTTCGAGCGCGAACACAACATGTTTCCCATCAAAGTCTTTCCATGCTTTGCGAACGGAGTTAAGAATAACGTGTAGACTCATTCCGACCTTTTCGGATATGTCTCCACGAACTACGTGACGGGCACGAAAGAATGTATTTGCTGTGTCTACAATTATATATGTCATTTAAAATATTTCCGCCTTGCCATTGCCAAGACTGTTTACGTTGATATAACCGGCACCTCTTTGAGACATGTTAACACTTTCTTCCATTGCAACATCTCTACAAAGATCTTTGAACCAAGCGTCAACTACTGCTTCTTCGCTGTCGCCTGTGTAACCGGACTCTCTTAATTTTACTATAAAATACTCGTTCCAGTCAAGTTCAAAAAAACCATTACGGATATTATCTTCGTTTATATGTGTATTTAATACCGCAACATATGGCTCTTTTTTGAGTGTAGCCGCTTCTTTTGGGGGCAGGGTTTCTGTAACTACTTCTGTGTACTTTTTAGCTTCAGCCTCCATTTCAGCTTTGCTAAGTGTCTTTTTAAAGAAGTTTAAAAATTTATCTATCATATTTCCATCCTTTGTGGTTTTTTCCTGTATTCTATGTTTCCGTAATTTGTTGTTAATACCCATCTATCTTCGTCACTACCGTTAGCTTGGGTCATGTGTTGCAACCATCCTGGGAAAAATAGTACATCTCCGGTAACAGCAGGAACTGGTTGATATTCCTCAAGACTGCCGTCGATTTTCCTTTGGATGCTACGTAGATCATAATGTGGATCTTTAAACTCTATGAATCCACCGTTTTCGGGCAAACTTAGATAGGCCGCAATACTCAGACTGCACATACCGTGAGCATGTGGATATGTATATCCGCCTTTCTTGTGCAAATTTACCCAACTGTTAGGGATCCAAAACGGCATATAACTTTCTAATTTTAATTGACCGAATAAAATCTCAACTGCAATCTCATGTTGCCATTCGTAAAAATCTTTAAACACTGGATGCTTGTGCGGAGCATTATTTTGATTTAAAACTGAACTCCATGCTTTTCCAATTTCTAGATCCAATGCTCCTCCGTTCGGAGCCTCGGCCATTATTTCCTTTGCGGCTTCTATATGCTTTTCAGTGAATCCATCATAGTGTGCTTTAAACACTATTGGCTGATAGGGATTGATAGCCTCAAATTGCATTAGGTGCCCCATTCGTTTTTAAAGAGTGGCACTTGTAGTCGGTCACTGTACCGCCATCCTTTTCGCATTGCCATTTCTGCCACTGATCGATTATTAAGATGGTACACCCGTTCAACACCACCGACAGGCATAACATACACAGGACCTTTAAACCCTGCCGCACGATATTCCTCAACTGCTCGTTCAGCATCTTTAAGGTCCTCCTCTGTTGCTACAACAAACTTCAAATATGCATACCCGATATCTTCATACGATACAACTACTTCGGGTTTGATAGCATCTGCCCAAGGCTCGCCTGAGCAAGGCAGTTTAGCACTAATACTAAATGTAAGTGCATTACGACCACGTTCTTTATTACCTAGTGTCCAGTTTAACAAGTACTGTCTAAAATCTTTAGTAAGACGCATTGTACCATTTGTTTCAAAAGTAATTTCTTTAAGACCTGCCATCTTAGGATGATCCAACAAGTCCGGATAAGCACGTTGCCAACCTAACATTGGCTCGCCACCAGTAATCACCAAATGCTCGTCCTGCCATTCGCCATGCGGTAGCATTTCCATAATGCGTTCTACAATACCACCAGTTTCGACTAATGGACTAAGATCTTTAAAACGGGCATCCCAGGATGCATAACTGTCACAGCCTGTGCTTACTAATGGCAGTTCGTTATAGTCTTTGAATTCTAGAATACGCTCTGCAATGGCTTCACGTTCATTGGACAGTTCGCCACGTGGCATACCAAAACCTTGACAGGTAAAGTTACAGCCAAATGTGCGCAAGAAAACAGACGGTACACCCATGTAACGTCCTTCACCTTGTATGCTGTAAAATAATTCTGCTAATTTAATCTTGCTCATCTTCATCTTTCTCTAAAAATTGTGTTACTTGATCTTCCGCATCTTGCAAAAATTCTGCATACACTTTGAATGTAGCGATACCATTTCTAGCACTAATGTCGAAAGGAATAGTTCCTTGTGGGATCCAATTAGGTCCTACTTCTCTCTTAATTTCGAACACTTGCATTTTTTTAATTTTTTGCATAGTGCTATCAAATATGTCTTTAGCTGTTTGCATCCTCGCCTCTTAACGCATCCATAATTACACGTCTTTCCTTATTATACACTTGTTTCTTAAGGAAGTCAAGAAACTCTTGATGTTCCATCTTCTCTGCTTTATTTAGAATATTTTGACAAGCCTTCAAATAATATCTGCGTCTAGCGGCTTTGGTAATACCTTTAGCATCTTCTACAGCAAATTGGAAACTGCGTACTAGACAGTCTGCGGCTTCACTAGGTTTGCCGTGCCATTCTACATCACCGTCCTTGGTAATAACTAGAACGGGTTTATTGTTGGTGCTGTTAAATTGAATACTGTTGCTTGACATGGTCTGATTTATACCTATTCCTGATCCTATTGTATATCCTGCTTGATAACCTATTGCAGTATTGTATTGTCCAGATGTAGCATATTGAAATGCCGCATATCCAATTGCTATATTGGGATTGTAGCTAACAGGTTTAATCTGCTCTATAGTTCGGCGAGCGATAATTTCCTTTCCCCGGGATCGTATTACGGACACCGCCGATCGCATCTTCGACGTCACCCTTTCTACGAGGGATAAGGTGGATATGAGGCCAGTTAACAGTTTGACCTGCACTAGGGCCATAGTTAAGTCCAACATTGAAACCGTCCCAAGTTCCGGCTTCCACCATTGCTTTACCTTCTCGAATCGCGTCTTCAAAAGCATCATTTAAAACTCCAATTGTATTATATTTAGGCACAAACAACAAGTGTCCGGGTGTGCATGGATATTTGTCATAGTATACTGCAACATGAAAATCTTCCTTGTAAAGATTGTCCCAAGGTGCTGTGCTGTCTTCAATTGAATTAGGAATGTCGTTAAAAATCTTATCCATGTATTTCCTTTAACGTTGGCGCATAGTTACCTAGGTGTTGCACAGTAATTGCACTTGCATCGATTGCAAAACCGATAGCCTTGTGCATGTCTTGAGTATTTAGGTATTGGTATGTTAATGCGGATAAAAATGTATCACCTGCACCGCATACATCAGCAACTTCAACATTTTTTGCTCCAAAGACAAATTCGTCATATATAACACCGCGTTCGCCGTAAGTGACAATCAGCCCAGACGGAACCCCTTCTGGGAGGCTGGTAACACGACTATGCTCGAGTTCATTAATTTTAATAAAACAGCCTTCTAATCTTGCTAGGTCTGTTTTCTTTGTATCGACAAAAATTGGACCAGAGAAGTTACCACGTAGCTCTTCGATAAGTTCGTAGCTAACAGTACCTTTGTTGTAGTCGCTAATAACAATAGCATCGTGACCTGATAACGGAATATCTACAGTTATAGGCTTTGATGTAGCATCTTTGTCAATGCGGACTATTTGCTGTTTACTACGAGTATCAATAAGTCTAGTTTTAGTAGAAGTTTCGCTGTGTAAGAATTTTACTTCACACCCAAGTGTTTCTAGATTATTACGCACATTGCCGGCCATGCCATCTTTAACAACATCGTATTTTGTTACAAACACTGGCACAGGTGCTTCGGGGCTGATACGATCTACGCTACCGTATTTGTACACATCGGTACAATTATCCCCTATCAATAATATCTTGAATGATTTTTGTTGTTGAGTATTCATCGATTCTGTCATACCAAAAGATCTCTTTTACATATTTTTCTGCTACTACGCTCTTGCCTTTCCAATCACTACCCTTGACCATAATGTCTGGCTGGTAGAGTTGGAGTATTTCTATTAGTTCTTCTTGACTGTCAAAAAATTCTACAATGTCTACAGCCTTTAAATTCTGTAACATTATTCTTCGAAAGTTCTGGTTGTTAATGGGACGTTTATCGCCTTTGAGCTCTTTAACTCTACGATCAGTATCAATGCATACAATGAGATAATTGCCTAAACTGCGGGCGGTGTTTAACATAGCAACATGTCCCGGATGGAGAATATCAAATGTACCGTTAACTACTACAGTGGTCATTTTTGACTATCACCTTTGCCTACACGATAATTGTCCTCTACACTGTCTGGGGTAGATACTTCAATTAGTGTACCTTCTTCAAGACAAATAACTTGATGCGGGAACAATGGCTCGTTACGCCATACATCACCGGCATTTAAAAATGCACTGCCTTGACTTGCATCTTTGGTGTTAATAAATTTAACTTCAAATTTGCCGTCTAGTACAAACCATGTTTCATCCTTTTCAGCATGAAAGTGCATACTAAATTTTGCACCCTGATTAAACTTTAATAGTTTACCGCAATATTTTTCATTGGTGGCAAAAATAAATTCATGCCCCCATCCTTTTTCAACGAATCCGCTTAGTTGTGTCATCTGGTAATTCTCTAAATCTTTGTAGGAAACTTTCTAGATAGCAACTAAACTCTCTAGACTCGTTTATCTTATCTTGCTCGTAGTGTACCCATGTGTTTCCATCTACTTCAACTACATGAATAACATGAAATACTGAACCACTGTGCCCTTCCCATC